AGTGCCTATGGCGTTTGCTGCGGTACTAAAAGCATCTTGTACATTAGAGACTGCAGCTGCAGCTCGTGTCCCCATAGTAGTAGGGTTTGCGAAAGCTAACATATCTGCAAATGTATCATATGCATTAACCCCGAAGTTATTAAAGGCACTAGACAGGTCTGCCATAAATCCTTTGTCATCATCAGCAACATCCTTATCTTCAGAATAAGCAATTGGAGTATCTGTTGATGTCATTGTCCAGCTTGGCTCTAAACCTAATATATTATCTGCAACCATCTGGCTGAAGTTGCGGCCATGAGGGTCAACCCTACTATACATAGTATCAACCCCGGAAACTAAAGGCCCTACGAATCCGGGGACTTGGCCCTGTACTGAACCTGCAGGTTGAGATGTTTTACCACCGATGACATCATACCCTGTGACTTCAATATCGAATGGGGAAATCCAGCCTATTACAGTTTCAGGGATAGCGGACAAGAAAGTAGCCACCGGATTAGGATCATCATCTTCATCTTCACTGACCGGTGTGGGGTCTTGTGACACGTGTCTCCCTAGCGGCATATCAGGCACCATATTGAGATCACCAAGCGTAGCTTGTCTTGTGAAGAATGTTATATTGTCTTTAGCTATTTGCTCTGCGGTGCGGGTGTCAGGATCATCATCTTCATCTTCACTGACCGGTGTGGGGTCTTGTGACACGTGTCTCCCTATATTTACAGCAGGCGGCATATCAGGCGGCTTTTGAAAATCGGCAAGAGCTTGCCTTATCTGGTCCTGAAACTGCTGGTCTGTTTGCCCATAATCAGCAAACCCCTGAGGTACAGTACCATGCTCATCACCAGCATGAAAACCACTAAAGTCAGCACCGGGGTCAGGAGCAGGAGCAGAAAACCCGACATCATGACCACCCATGCCCGGGGTGCTAGCAGTATCGCCTTCACCTTCAGCATCACCAGCCATCAAATATTGCTTAAGGCCTGTCCGAGGGTTGATGGTTCCGCTGCCGCCCATGCGTTTCAGCACAGCTTTCTCAGAATCGTTGACGTGGACCACATCGCTGTCGCCGCCTTGGCCCATGTCTTTGAGAGTCTGGGCAACTCTGTGCGTTTCACTTAGACTAGGCTTAGGACGTGAGGAGATGTTGAGGCCTGCGAGACCCACATTGCTGGGGAGTGGGGGAATGGAGACTGAAGGTGCGCTATTTATGGGCCTGCCAATACCCGGCGTATCCGCATACTTCTCGTTGCGGCTTTGAATTAATGCGTCGATTCCTTTACCTAGTGCTCCAAGTGCCATGTTTTATTCTACCCTAAATACCCTGCATCTTTCAAGTCCTCTATGAGTGTGCCGAGAACATCGGCCAGTTCAGCGGTAGTCGTAGAGTTGGCGTCGAGGACGCGATCCTTAGTTACATTGGTCATGGCGTAGCCTGTCTTGAAGGGTACTGTAGGGGTGGCCATGTCGCGCAGGCGCAGGAGCTCGATAAGCTGGTTCCATTGGCGCGGATCATACTCTTCGCTGGCGGACGGGTAAATGGGACGAGCAATAGCCATTATCGTTTCCCATCTGGTTGGATATCAGCACGCCATACACCGAGTTTCCACGGATTGTTTATGTCGTCGTTTTCAAAGCGGAACCGGAACTGCCTACCTCTAGCTCGCAAGGATACCTTGGTTGTGTCGGAATTAACCGAATAGGTGCCCTTAGTGATGTCGCTGGAGTTGGGGTAGCGCCGGGTGTATACTGTAGCCTTTACTGTGCGCCCGCTGTTTAAGGTGGTATCAGGGATCAGGCGATCGAGGTAGGAGAGGGTGTCTCCTTGGCCCACTTCGAAGGCTCCTGTTTCTAGGTAGGCAGCGAGTACGCCGCCATCTGCAGTAAGGCCTTTCTCATGGTAGTAGAGATTGCCACTGGCGTCTGCCCATATAGGATCTGAGTAGGTGCCGCGGTCAATGCCTGCCGTGCGCTCCATGGTGCCAAAGGCCCACGTGTTATCTTTGTAGTTAAAGATGGCGTAACGGTCCAGCTCTTGAGAGTCTGCACTTGGGTAGTGCCACCAGACTTCATTGAATTCCTTGAGAGTAAAAGCTTGCACGTTGCGGCCACTGACTCGATTGAAGTCATCAAATATGTGATTGGCTATAGGACATGGGATGGCCTTGGTACTACCGTCAAAGACGTAGAAGTTGTCGTCGCCCATCCAAAAGCCTAGGTTGTCAATGGTAGCCAGAGCTTGGGGGCCAATACCTCCACAGGTATCACCGATCTGCTGAAAGCCGAATGTAAAGGGAGGTCCAATGTATTGCATAGACCAAGCAGCTGTATCGGTTAGGACAATGATGTGCCCGCGTGCTTTCTTTGCTGCAATGATCTCGTTGCCTGTATTCAGGAGCTTGTCGCCTGCCGTGTTGGTGGCGCTGGCAGTCCATGCGGTGTTATCTTCTTGGGAAGACCAGCGAATGAGCATAGGGTCATAGGCGGTGCCATCGTGGGCTCCGAGTGCTACTAGGTGGCGACTCTCGCTTACTAGCAGGTGGTTGACTTTAGTGGGTGCGTTGCTGATGGCAACAGGGCGGGTAGAGGTACCTGCGCTGGAGTCCCAGATATAGGCGGTCTCGTCGCCATTGCCCGGTGTACAGATTAGATCTTCACCCCAATTGTCGAGTGACCAGATACGCGAGTAGAGGCTAATTTGAGATGTCGTGCGCGTAGTGCCCCATGTAGAGAGACCCCACGTAGCTGCGCCCCAACCGTAGCCATAGGTGGCGAATTCTTCGCCTATATTGATTAGGTAGTCAGCTGTTATGCTCGCACCGCCCCCGGCGGCGGTGGAGGTTCCTGCTGTGGTGACTGTAATGGTATAGCTGTTGGCGTTTACATAGGTTATGACGTGTTCGGCATTTAGTTCACCTGCTGGAACGCCCGCCGTTGTTGTGGCTCCTGCGAAAATTACGATATCGCCATTCTTGGCTCCATGGGAAGAATGGGTTACGGTAACGGTGGTGCTGGTATTGGCAACAGCAAATGCATTGGTGCCAAGAGATGCATCATCGCTGCGGAGAGGTGTGATGTTGTAGGCAATGCTGCCTTGAAATAGGTATAGATTGGTTGCTGTCCCTACAGCTAGGTTCTGTAGGCCATCTAGTTCTCGCCATGCCTTCATAGTTCTAGGAGCACCGGTTACTGTAGTAGTACCTTCAATGGTTAGCTTAGAGTAGCCGCCGATTACTTCTGGGAATGAATAGCGGAAACGAATCTTATCACAGCCTATCCAACGAGGTCCAGCTGTATAGTCTGTAACTTCAGTTACGATTCCGGGGGGTGCTGTGATTTTTACTAGCATTTACTATTACCATTAATCTTATGATTTCTTTTTCTTCATCTTCTTTTTACCTTTAGACTTCTTTTTCTTTTTCTTCATTGGGGGGCGTCCCTTTGTTGAACCGTATGTACCTTTTCCGTATGGCATAGTTATGCTCCTTTTAGTTATTTTCTAGACTTTGCTCCAGAACATTTCCAACGCTTACGTGATAAGTTGTTAGGAGTGTTCGGGTCACTTTGTTTCTTTTTAGACAATCTCTTTTTTATACCTAAACTTCTTGCACAATAACTGTCACCCTTACTAGTACCCGGACGTACTCTTGGGCCACCGCTTTTTGCTTTACCAGCCTGTCCATAGCTGACACGCTTACCACTGGCTGTTACCTTAACCTTTGCTTTACCTTTTCTAGGAGTTGCCATTACTTTTTTCCACCACTACCGCCATTAATCTTGTGATCTAACATCCGGTCATCGCCTACTACTCTGCGTAGCTCATGGCTAGTTATTTTAGATGATGGAATATACTGCCAAGTCCTGCCAAATTCTCCGTTACGTTCAAAAATAGTCTCTCTTAATCCGATATGAATAATAACTACCTTGTCTCCGTCTAATATACAGGTCTCCATTGGTTCAAAACCGGGAGTAGTCTTCCATTTCCATGCAGCTATTAAGTCTGAGGCCCAATCTCTAATAGCAAGGCCGACAGTCACCGTTATAATAAATCCTGCCCACGCAATCCAGCCACTTGGTAATTCAATCTCAGGCATTTACAGACTCTTAAATACAAGACCAATGAGTAATAATATTATGGCACTGGTCGTAGACATGATAATAAGTTCAAGACGTTTTAGTCTAGAGTTAACAGCGGAGAATTGTAGCTGGATATTCTTACTACGTTCTTCACAGACACGTTCATGTGCTTCGAGATTGAAATCTTTTTTTATCATGCTATTTTATCGTCCTAATGTAATCTAAAACATACCCAAATCGTTTAGGATAGTCTCGTTCAACCTTTTTCTCTGCTTCTTCAATAGAGGTAGCCTGAAACTCAAAGTATTTTACTTCCTCGAAAGAGTCTGAGATACCCATAGCATTATCCCACTTATCACCTCTCCTGATACAATCTCGAACCCGCTTATTGTACACACCAATTTCGTATAGCACTTAACAAGTTCCTTCGATACACCTGTTAATCCAAATCAAGTAACCAGCCAATGACGTAACACCTATAATGGCTAGTAATTGGATAAACCCGAGAATCCACTTTATGCACTTATCAAAGAATTCTTGGCTCGCTCTGTCTTTAGCCCTCTTCTTCTTGGCGGCTTTAACCTTATCTACTTCAACAGCATCTAATCGGATTTGGCGTTCTGTCTTTATAGCCTCCCAAGTTCCCGCGCCAAACTTGTTGTCTATGTCTATCTCCAGATTGCGGAGTCTGGTAGCGTTGTTACGTTCTTCAATAACATCCGTGACAACTGAGGCTATAGAAGTGTCGCCGCCATCTTGCTTCGCGACGCCTTTATTTTTCTCAGCCTTTTCAGTATGACTAAAAAGCTGCTCAATCGAGCCAGCGATATCCTTAATATCTGTGGCGGTCTCCAGTAACTTCTTTGCGCCAGCAATGGCGAGTCCGATAGTTATAGGGTCCATTTAACACCTTACAACTTATCAAGCTCAGTCTGGATGAGGTCTCGATTAGCTTGCAGCCATGTTTTGCCATCGTCAGTAAGTACAGCTTCCGCTAACTTAGTTGGTGTCTCCAAAGCCTCAAGACGGTTAATTTCTATCTGCGCCTTCTCAGCGGTAGATAAATCAACGGCAGTGTACGTCAAGGTTACTGTGACAGCATCAGTGTCAATAACAGCAGTTGTCGGGCCACGTTTCTTAGTAGCAGTAACTTCTTGCGTGACCTCAATGGCTTTGACAAGGACATAATCACCCAAGTCTACGGGTCTTTGGTCTCCGGTAAAGACGACATCACCCTTGGTCTGCTCTGGCAGCTTAACTTTGTTAACAGTGCCGCCTAGAGATGTAGCAGTCCCGTCTGATTTCTTAAATAGGTAATCCATGATCTTTCCTATGCTTTCTCAATTGAACAGGCTGTAAATGACATTGATACAGAGCCAAGGGTAGCGGTTACAGCTAAATCTGTCTGCTGCGTGTCAAATTCGTCCCAAGCACCTGTCCACTTTTGCGCTCCAGACATTGCTTCATCCCAAAGTTCTGTTATCTCTGCCCACACGGCTGTGCCGCCATCGTTATGTAAACCACCTGCAAAGATGGCCCCCCCGGCAGGGCAGCTAATCGTTAGAGTGGCTGGACTAGTTGACGTATTATACGAGGCCGTGTCACTTGCACTTGTAGCCGCACCGCCCGTTATCCTATATACAGCGGCCCCCCATAATTCACCTGTCCCAGTATTGATAGAAATAACAATGTCACCTGTAGTTCCTGATGGTACTGAGGCCATGTAAAACCCTGAACTCTTGCCTGCGCCATTATTAACAACAAACTCAGTAGCCGAAACCCCACCGATAGTAACGCCTGTTATTATGGCTACCGCATCCATAGAGGCATAAGCATTAACAAGTATTTGACGGTCTGCTGCTGCTGCACCAAGTGCCACTGATGACAGTGTGTGTGATGTGGTATCGTTTGTGACCTCCTTAACCTTAGTCACATACGCAACAGACAAAACCGCTGCCGCCGCTGGAGAAAAAATAGGCATTAAGCTCATTGGAGTGCCGCCACATGAAGGTGTTGAAAGGCTCCAACGACAGTTAGGTAAAGCATAAAGTCTGCGCCGTTCACAGTTGAAATTGTATCGCCAGTGACGATGTCCCATCCTGAAGTGGTGATGCTCCCGGCACTCGCGTTATTGGTGAGTTGAATTACAATACTGGAGACAGTTGTCTGTGGTGCTAACGTGAAAGCACCGCCACCCACAATGGTTTTGTAATTGCCACCCGCCGTTGCAGGGGTATACGTCCCGCTTGATTTAGTGCCATCAGCAACAGCAGTTGATGAAAATCCAGCCGTAAGCGTGTCATCAACATCAGCAAATAACGTATCAGCGTTATAAGCCGCAACGTCCGTTCCAATCGCAAGGCCCATACTGGTGCGAACAGTGGCTCCTGATTCTGCTACAAAGGTTGTACCGTTGCCTACGATAAAGTTGCTATCTGTAGCAGTAAGTCCGAGGGCTACTGAAAGATCCAAGACACCTGCTACACTAGTTGCAGGAGTAAGAGTTTCAACATTGGTACCATCACAGACTACTGCTTGGATAAATCCTTGAGGAATTGTAACTGTACCTCCTGAGGAACCCCCAACTGTTACTGCATGCGCATTACTTGTTGCGTTCCAAATCCAATATGTCTTGTTTCGCAGAGGTACGATGATCTTCTCTGCAGCGTTTAGGGCACCCGTGGCTTTGACGACAGCTACATGTGACTCGGAGGCATTGGATCCATCAACATGTTCTGCATATTGAGTATCGTCTAGAGTATAGTTACTGCCGCCGTTTGCCGCCAAACTGATATTGGTGATATCGGCAATAGCTTCCTCTAGACGGGACATGGCCGTGTTAGCCTTTGTTCCCCAAGTACCATCGTTCTCACCAGTAGCCTGTAGTTCTATTTTGAGTAAGGTTGATGCTGAGCTTGACATATTATGCGATCCTTAAAATAGCGGCAGAAGAACTAGCGGCAGGCCAGACGATGGTGAATGTACCTGCCGTGACAGTGTAATCAGCTCCAAAGTCTAGGACTGCTATAGCTTTATTAGAGTCTGTGCTGTTATAGATCAGTGCACCGCGGGCTGTAAAGGATGCTGTGGTCCATGAAACATCGCTGAAATCTACAAAGGCTATGGTGCTAGTAGTGGTAGGAGAAACGTTTGTTAAGGCTGCTCCTCCCGATGAGTAGTTTGTTCCGCTGATTTCGTTAGTGGCGCTGTATGCTGTAGTTGTTGCGTTAATGGTTGCCGAACTTGTATATAGGGCTACCTTTAAAGAATCACCCCCAGAACTCTTAAAGTTATGTGTGCCTTCCATTAGTTCTTGCTTAAAACTGGTGCAAATCGCCTGTGTGATTGCCATATTTATTAGTCCTTATCTAATAGTATTATACGCAGAATTGTGAGGGTTTACAACCCAGCACGGTATTCGTCAATATGCCTGCGTTTTACTTCTTCGTCCTTGAGAGTCATCAAGGCTCTATCGTACATTCCCTGCCATGCTTGCATGCCTTGAGCTTCCTGTTTCATAAAGGCCATAGACTCTAATAAGCAGGCATAGAGGATAACGTCGGGAGCATTAGTACCCAACCAAGTAGTAGCATTGCTAGATGTTAAACCTGTTGGTCGATAGTAGTAGCCTATCTCAAGGGTATAGATCGCATCAGCTGCTGGCCCTATGAGTAGATTGGTCTCGCCATCTTCACTCCATGCATAGAACCGAGGGGAACCGTTGTTGGTTCCGGTTGTTGATTGATAGGCACGGATAAAGCTTTCATCCTTTTGGAGCAGGTAGGCACCGTTCTGAATGCGTAACCATCTAGGAGTTACGATATCAGATGGTGCTGTAACTGTAGTTCCTAAACTACTCAGAGTAATAGTAGAGGCTGTTGGCTTACGAAAGACAGGTAGTTTGGGTACTTCCTTCTCGATACGTAGTTCTGCAAGGCCAATAATATTGGCGATATTGGTTGTAAACTCAGAGGCATCGTTCTCTGTCCAGTCTTGGATAGCCTGAGTTAGTGTTGTATATGTCCATGATATTGCCATAATTAATCACCCCAAGGGTTTTCACCCCAAGTCTCCCTACCCCAGACACCACTATCTAACGACAGTGATACTGTGCCTAAGCCCATTGTTGATGCGATTCCAGAAACTTCTGGATCTAGCTTACCTATAACTGAGCCGATAGACATAGTAGCTACGTTGGTTGTTGCACTAGGTTTATTAATTGGGAAAATTAATGTCTGTGTGCCTATACTCATTGTTGCTAGGTTAGTTGATACTTCAGCACCTAGTGTGATGGATGTATCAGTACCTAGAGTTATTTTAGTAATAAGCCCTAAGAGAGAATTATCTTCGCGGGGATCTACTGTCCAGTTACCTGCAAGGCTTTGATAATTGACGATAGCATTTACTTCATCGTTGTCTGGGCGTGGATTGTTTAGAGACTGAGCCTCGGCAGTTAGGCGCGTCGGTGTGAGGAGAGGTTGCTTAGCTTCCCATTCATTTTTGTGCACACGCGCGCCTGTCCATTCGGTTTTGACATCACTGTAGCGAACCTTCCGCCCGGTGCGGTCATCTATTAGATATGCGTTTTTGCCTTTAGAATATCGTGCCATTAGATAGTTGCTATGTTAGGGACAATAAACAAACTGGCCCTCTCATGATCCTCCTGTTTAGCTGCGGTGAAATCGATGTCATATGCACCAAGAAGCTCTTGACGCCGGTTGATGTCCACGCCCTGTGTGACATAGGGGCGACCGGTGCTGTCGAGTTCATACTTAGCAGGATTCTTGTTGGCTAGGTAATAGGCAAGCCCGCTTACAAGGGCAGGCAGAAACCTGCGAGGAACTTCGGCATTATTAGTGTATATACCAGCATCTTCGCCATAACGGATAGTCCATGATACCATGGTGTAAGCGGTATCGGCAGCTGGGTAGAAATATACTGTATGTCCGCCATTGGAGTTACGTTCTACTGCATACTGACTCGGCTGACCTGTGGTTGCTTTATTAGGATAGTTGAGGTATGCCGAAAGAGTAATGCGGTTCATAGAATTATCTATATTGGAACTATTGCGCATTACTGCATCGATGACATCAACATACTTAGCATCAAGTGTAATTGATTGATTGTCAGCCACGATGGCCGAGGTTGTTTGATCAAGAGTCCAGAGGTTGATACCACGATTAGTCCATTCAGTCATAAGTAGATCGAGAGAGCGTGCCGCTGTGGTCAGCTGATAGCCGGTCTTAAGTTCTATACCACAACGCTCGTAGGCCTCTTCGATAATCTGATAGATATCTAGGTTAAAAGCGAATGTTCCTGAAGTAGCCATC